TTGTAGAATCAAATGTCTTTACTTCATTTGAACCAGTCAAAGAAGCCGCACAGGTAAATGTTTTACATAAATTGGCATCTTCTCCATTTGAAACAATATAATCTATCAGAACTATATTACCGTCAACTAGCTTTTCGCCAAGAACCCCATCACCAAATCTAATGACATATTTACCATCTACGCCTTCTTCCAGAAAATATACTTTAGTGGTACTTGTCAAATCCAACAAAGAAGATTTAGCCGTGAATGTATTTAAAGTCAACTCAGTAGTTGAAGTTTGTACTCTAACTCTGAGAGTAGTAGTATCAATGTTCTCGTTAGGTATTGTAATAGGACCTGAAAGATTAGAAGAGTCAATCAAGAAACTATTGTCTACTCGTGTTCCTTCTTTGAGTACTAATCCGGAAAACTTGAATCCGTCCGTTCCATTTATGTCTTCTAGAGTAGCTGTTTGTGTCTGATTTGGATAGAAATTAAAGCTAGTATTATTAACAGTAGACGTAAAAATAGTGTCTCTTGTCAGAGAATACGTTGTACCAACATACGCTGGATCTGGAGTTATTACAAAATCAACACTAGCAGTAGCTGCTCTCCTCGATCTTGGGGTGTAACCAATAGCCTTTGCTAGAGATACAACAGAACTTCTTTTAATTGCAGAATCTAAAAAAGATTCATTGGCTAACATGTGAGCCATAACAGCATTATAATGTGTATTATAGGCAAGGGTATCTAAAAGAACAGATAGAGCTGAACCTTCAAAATCATAATCACTAAACTCACTCTGCGATTGCATAAAGGTTTTGAGAGATTGTTTTATATTATCAAAATCTAATTCTGTTACGTTTAACTGTGCCATTGTCTTACCTTAACCTTTTTAGATTAGCTGTTAGTGTTTGCGGTTTATCTGTACCAACAACAAAATATCTCAGTGTAATATCATATGAAGTATCATCATAATTAGCAACCACTAATAATGATTCTATTTTTGCTCTGGGTTCATACGTTTCTATTAGGTTTTTTATTGTGTTTTTGATTACCCCTGCCAATATATTTGACATAGGTTCAAACAAATATCCCCTAAGATTCGCTCCCTTTTCAGGTTCAAATGGTCTCTCATAAAAGTTAGTTCTCATAAGAATATTCAAAGACTGTTTAACAGCATTGACATCTAATTTTTTAGATACATCGCCTGTCACAGGATTCGCAGTAAAATTCAAATCCAAATCTTTGTATATTCTTGATACTTTTAATGATTCTGTTGCCATAATCGTATTTATAACAGTTTTAGTTATATTCCTATTAAATCTGGTATATTAACATTTACAAAATTGCCAGACGCATTAGCACTCTTTTTAACTGCATCAATTCTATAAGGAAAATCAACTATATTAGGAATGTTTATACCTAATATATTAGCAATAGGACTATCTGTCGGAGTTGAAATTGGGGCTCCTTTCAAAACAAACCCAGCGCCATCTTCTTCAAAGTTAGGTATTTTTTGACAAAGGTTATTTAAGTCCAATGCTCCTGTTTTTAATAAATCAGGAATGTCTTCTATTGCAATATCGCCTAAATCCAACCCACTATACTTTGTCTGTAAGTTATTGATTTCATTGGTAATATCGTCTACTGATAATTTTGCTGCCAGAAAACTAGAAGCAAAACTTTCAATATCAGCTTGCAATCCTTTTATTTCTTCTGGCACTTCAATCTCAGGTACATATTGTTTTAATTTTGATGTAACAAGTTCTTGTATAGCCTGTGCATCAGTAGCCATATCTATTATAGCAGCAGCGTCGGTAACTGCCTGACTTACTGTAGGTGATATTGGTATTTTATCAAACAAAGTGCCAACTAGCTCATCAGTTGAACCTATTGACTGAGTTAGTTCTACTAAATTTTCAGTTGCGCCACATAAACTCATTCATGTCTCCTTAGGGTGTAGGTGTACCTGAGATGCCGCCGCCAGGAGTAACACCCAAGTGCTTATGTGTACCAAGAACAATAGTACCTTGTTGAACTATTGATCCCGATACTGTTCCTGTTACTGTCAATGCACCTGTTATGTTATATGCCCCAGTATGCGTTGTGACGCCTGTTATAGTTCTAACTGGAGCAACTACTGTCTGTGAAGTAATCGCTGACAGAGTTTGTGTAGTACTCGCCTCTACAAGCTGTACTGAGGCAGTTAGTGTTTGATTCAAAGCAGCAGACAATGACATATTCAACCCAATAGCTTTGAAGTTGCCTGTAGGCGCACTTAGATTTACATTACCAGTAGTACTCATCAAAGAGTAACCGAGTATTGCAGTACTTGAAGTTGAACCAACTGAAACTGAACTAAAATTACCACCAACGGTAGAAACTTTATCGCCGCCTACAGTTTCAGTTCTATTGCCTATAACGGTGTCTGTTTGATTGCCGCCTGTGCGAAAAGAATGATCTCTTGAGACATTAGTACTTTGCCCTGAAAGAACTTCAGTAAAATCATTACCTACTACTTTAGTAACACGATTGCCTGCAACTGTAGTAAACAAGTTTCCACCTATCTCTTGATACATATCTCCTGTCACTAAAACTCTTGCATCACCGCCTATTGTGACATCGCACGAACCCTTGACAAAAACTTTTTTGTCTTTCAGTGTTATTTCGTATTCGTCACCGACTACCTTTGTGATCTTTGAACCATCTGCTTGCACTTCATAAAAGGTTCCTGCAGAATGATATTCGTGTATTCTTTCATTATTGGGCGTGTCATCTATTTCAAAAACATGTCCGCTTTCTGTTTCGTTTACTTTGTTATATGGATAGACTGAACAATTATTATCAAAATTAGGTTCTTCGTTTGAAGCATTGTATGTATAACTATTTTCTCCAAATCTTGGATGTGGTTCTTCCCAGATCTCTCTGTCATAAGTCGCACCAGAAATGTCAGAAGAAACTGATTCTACATGGGGTGCAACTGCTCTCGGTATTGCTTCTTGTCTGGCTGCTCTCTTGTTTAACAGACTGGCATGTGTTTCAGCATCAGCATTTCTTGCTAATCTTGATAGATCAGATTCTTGTAGTTCATTTAGACCCACATCCGGCTCACTTCTTGGAAATATACCGTCAGGGTCAGAGAAGCCTACATTCTCATCAACATTTTTGTTTCTTGGTTTGCCTCCTAAAGTACCTACAATAACAGGCTGCTGCCCCTCTTCCCCGTCAGCAAAGAAGCCTAGCACAGTTGATCCCTGAACATAGGCAGGAGTATCACCTACTCCAGATATGCTCGGAGAAGTCGTAGGAGAGACAGGAACAGCCCATGGCAGATCAACAGTTGGTAAGTCTTGTTTAGACGAGGTGTGATATCCGATAATTCTCACTCGGCACCGACCGAGCATTGCAGGATCCACCCTGTCTTCTACGACACCTATCCACCAATTAAAATTAGGATACATCTGAGGTATCTCCTTCAAGAGCAACCTTTTCTGGAGAATCTTCGTATCCGTTTTTAATAAGTTCGGTAATCATGCTGTGCCTAGTTGAATCAAATTTATGGTGAATAGCTGATATAATGTAAAATCCAGAGAGAAGAGGATCTAATACTGTAGATAAATCTTCTCCGGGGGCCTCAGCAGAAGGATACAAAAGACTTATTACATTTCCCACCTGTATATCTGTTCTGCCTGGAAGAACCGCTTCAAATTTATTATTATCAAAAGAATTTAAATAGCCTTTTCTGTTTAATTTATTGGTAGATATATTTGAAGCAGCAGAACCAGAGGGCAATTCTTTTTCTTCAGTAATACCAAAATCACTAAACAATCCAGTATTATGTGATTGAAAAGTCTTATGCGCCCTAGGGTCTTTTAGCAATGTGCTAGGTATAATACTTTTGCTTCCAGTTTTCACAAAATCAGGAAAATCAAAATCTGAAGATACATTAATAACTTTTTTGGTATAAAAGTCGTACCCGTCTATAGAGGCTGAAAAGGCTCCTTTATTGTTTCCATCAAGAACATCTATAGTAGTCAACATTTTCAAGTCTTCTATTGCTGTAACTGAATCCGGCAATCTGTTTCCAGTATAACCAACATCAGTTATTCTTCTTGGCATATTAGCACCATTTCTTTCTAATACATATTCGTCAAATACTCCGTTCAACTGAGATTGTATTAGTCCTTCAATACTGGCGAAATAAAATGATTGATTTGATTCAAAGAATAGATAATCCGATCCTTTCAATTTGCTGCCCTTTGCAGTCTTTGATATAAAATTCATATTTCTGAAAGGAGACCAATGATTTGAAGTATATTTTATTCTACTAGTATGAGGAGTGTCCATAATAAACATAGGTCTGTCAACTTGAATATAATCTTCAAATATTTTTTGTGCTATTTCATCAGTTGGTCCGCTGAATGCTTTTGTCACTACTGAAGTTGTGTTCTCATACCCCTCAATTGACATAAAAGAAATATTGTAATATTGTGATCTATCATCGTTCAAAACTCTATCATATATCGCATATATTTGAAATGTTTTTTCAATTACATTTCCGGGAATGTCTTCTAAGGTGGGTGTCCTAACTTTTATAGTAATATATTCATTACCAAGAATAGGAAAATTACTAATCAAATTAGCAGCATCAGCTACGATGAGATTCCCTGTCATGCAAAAGGAAAATATATCTTCATATATATTAAGCTCCAACATAAATTCAGTTATGTCGGCTCTAGCACCACTATTTTGACTAGTAAGATTTAGTGACTCTAGTTTATATTCACCTGCATGAATTAGAGTCTCACTTGAAAAATCCATAATTTAGACGACCATCAATTTTTTGTAATTGGCAATAAATCTAGAAATATATTCAGGTTTTAGTAAGAAAATTTGCCTCTTGCTTTGATTTATGTCTAACTCATAGTTGTAGTTAGTCACCGGCTCTATTTCGCTTATTTTACTAGGATCATAATCAACTGTTATGTCTTTATTTGCAATAAGACGATAATGATGTGTAAAGTTTGCATTGCCTGTGCCGTATTTTGATTCAACAAAATCAAGTAGTTCTTCATCTCTTTTAGGCCATTCTTCATATGTATCTACAATATCATTAACAACCAATATGATCCAATGATATTTAGAAGAACCATACACGTTATTAGAAATTATATCAGGAGTTTCTCCATTTTTAATATAATGTGATTCTAACGCTAGTCTGTTGTTGATTTGTCTATCTAACCCAACACGCCTGAAGATGTCTTTGGTTACAATAGTTTTTTCATCTACTTTATAAGTTATTTTAGGCATAGCTTTAAAAAACATTAGTAACCGTCCGCTATTCTTTCGTTAGTTAGTGTTTCAAGTTCAGTAAATGCTAGTTGCATGTTTATCTCAGCTGGAGCGCCGTTTTCACCTTTAATTGTAGTAAAAGCATCTTGATTTCCATATGTGATTTTAACATCAGTCAATGCACAAGAAGATATCTTACTTACATGAGGATTTTCTTTTCCTTTGTAATGATATTCTATTTCAAACTCGGATGGATATTCTAAGAATAGTTTACTAGGAGAAACCTCAGGGTGCATATGATATTTAAATAATTGAATTATTCTCTGTACATTGCTGTATTCTTGTTTATTTCTCGGGTTGAATTTATAATTAAAAGCAAACTGTCTGAATCCCATGTTAGAAAATAGTTGTTCTTTATATGGATTGGCTACTTTGCTTGATGCTAAATCAATAGATGCTCCGAGTTCTCCGCCGATTCCTAGGGAGCCTGGTAAATTTGCAGCAGCTTTAATTGCTGACCTAGCTACTAGAGGCCCAGCTGTTTTAAGTATGCTATCAAAAGTAACTCCCTGGTCAAGTGCAGGATTACCAGCAAGTCCAGCTAAGGCTCCGAGTTCTTTGTTTTCCCAATCCGCAGAATATTGAGCAACTGGCGGAGCTGCTACATAAAGTTCAATCGCCCCGAGAGTTCTTACTTTACTTACAGTTTCTATTACACTTTCGGCCAATTCAGCGGTGACATAAACCCCTAACCCTGCTCCAATTAATTTAAGTAATGGACTACCTCCGGTAGCGACAGCACCAACAACTTTAAATCCGCCGACTGCTCCGACTGCTCTCGACACAATATTGCCTATAGAGGCATTTTCTTCCGCAGTTCTTCTATTTTCAGCAGTAGTATCTACAGGCGCTAAAGTAGTATCGGTCTCGCCTACTACTCTACTGTTCTCTCTGGCATTAATGTAAAAGCAAACACTGTGAGGCTGTTCTTCATTTCCAACATCACCCACACTCAATGGATATTGAAAAGTTGTAGATTCATTAAAAATAAAAGGGTCTAACTTATTGTTAGATCCTGAATTTTCGTAGAAACGAAATCCTTCAGATTCTTTTTGTTCTGAATAATATTCTTCTACTTCATCTGATAAATAACCTAGTATGCCGTTCATCTTAATCCCGAATATAAGAAATAGTTTTCATTATTTATAACGGTAAAATAAGATTTTATGGAATTTCTTTTGCGGGTATTATCTTACCCCATTTGCCGATAGGACATTCTGCCCAATTCAATCTGGTTTTGGCTGGCATAAAGCAACCACACTTCTTGCAAACACTTATCATTTTGTTTAAGTGTTCACAAGAATTGCATATTTTAGCTCGCTCCATGTGTTCAGGTTTCATTTCTTTTCTTGTTTTTTATTAGGCTTTTTTTCAAGTGAACCACGTCCTGTTGAAAGTGGACGATATAGCTCTCTGAGTTCAAGTGCTTTATCAAAATAAAGTTTCATTCTTTCTTCGTAATCTGGCATAAATTCAAACACCACGCCTGACCAAGGACATGCTAGTATGTTAGCTATTGCTTTTTTTGCCGCCTCTTTACCTTCTCTCTTCTGCAAGTAAGTAATTATTCTATGAAAAGGCTGATATACACCCGCTCCAGATGAATTCCAAACCGATAAATCGTAAACGTCTTTTCCTAGAGCAGCCCCAGTAATAATCATTTCAGATGCAGTTGTACTATATATTGTGTCACATTGCTCTAAAAGTTTAGCGCCTGAGACATTTTTTGGAAGAACTTTTTGCCAACCACATCTACCACTAATCATTTTAAGTGCATCATTATGTGTGAGGGGGTGAGGTTTTACTACTACATCATCTTCTTCTTTCAATAACCT